ACTAGTAAATGAAATGGCCAAAAAACGAAAAACAAACTAAACTTAAAATTGTTTTTAAGTCTGGACACACTCATGACGTATGGGTCAAAGATTTGACCATGACAGAGGCAAATTCTTTAGAGTGGGAACATGTTGATGATGATAATCAGTTTTTAGAATTTTCTCCAGATGAAATTGCAGCAATCATTCAAATAGGTGAAAGAAAAAAAACAGTATGGGAATAAATTATGAGTTTTCTTGAAGAGTTGGGACCTCCTGTCGAAGAAGTCGATGAGAAATCTTTTGAAGTAAAAACTAAAAAGATAAGTCCGTTCGATTTTGCAAACAGCATAAACTCTACAAAAGAAAACCTCATTGTTGATGAAGCTACCGAGAAGGAATACAATCCTTTTATTGTTAATCGTGCAATGGGGTTTTCTGCTGATACAGTTATCGCTGCAAACGAGATGAATTCACGACCACATATTGATAATAAGATGCAGTATGATTTCCTACAGGGCGTTATACGTAAAGGCAAACGATATAACAAATGGATCAAAGCTGAAGAGTCTGACTTGGAAGCAATACAGTTATATTTTGGATACAGTTTCAATAAAGCCAAAGAAGCCCTTCGAATTTTGACAAGTGAAGATATCGAGACGATTAAAGTAAAACTCACGAAATCAAAAGGCGGCAATCTATAAAGTTATAAATACATTCAGTTGTATAATTATAATAATAGGTAGATTGAAATGACTGACCAAGATGATTTCTTTAACATTGAGTACGAGAACTATCATCCTCTCGAAATCGTGTTAGAAGATCCAGAAAATTTTTTAAAGGTGAAAGAAACTCTTTCCCGCATCGGTGTTGCTTCGAAGAAAGATAAGACTTTATACCAGTCATGTCACATTCTTCATAAGCAGGGCAGATATTTTATTACTCACTTCAAAGAACTTTTTGCACTTGATGGTAAAGAAGCAGATTTTTCAGAGCATGATGTTGCTCGTAGAAATACTATTGGCAAACTGTTACAAGAATGGGGCCTTATTAAAATTTTAAATGATGTTGACTTATTGACTTGTCCTATGAGTCAGATTAAAATCATTTCGTACAAAGAAAAAAATGATTGGAATTTAGTACCTAAGTACAATATAGGTAAGAAGCGATAACATAATGCTAAACAACAAAAAAGTATTTCCATATCTGTTGCTCTTCGGACAGATAGTGGCTATGCTTTCAACAGTGTTGATGGTCAATGCTACACTTTGGCAATGGGCTATCACACTGTTTGTGTATTGTTGTATAATGATAAGTGTCACTGTTGGTTATCATCGTCTAGCATCTCATCGAGCTTTCAATTGTCCTAATTGGCTAAGAAGTGTATTTCTTTTCTTTGGTGGCATACCCTTCTATGGTCCTGCTATAGTTTGGGTTGCGAATCATCGTGAACATCATAGATTCTCTGACACAGAGAAAGATCCTCACAGCCCACACTACAAAGGCTGGTTCAGATGCTACTTCTTACAAGTCTTAGCTCCTATTAACTTCAAATATGTCAGAGATTTGCTCAGACAAGACGTTTATAGGCGGTCTACAACACATTACTGGACTAGTATCTTTTTGTATACCGCTTTGTTGATGCTTATTGACCCATTTGCAGTAGTCTATGCCTATCTAGCTCCTGCAGGCTTCAGTAAGTTAATAGGAAGTTTTGTCTTTAGCTATTCACACAGAAACCGTGTCGCAAACAATGATTTTTGGTTAGGAATCTTAACTTTTGGTGAAGGATTTCACAAATTACACCACGAAAAAGCCAGTCTGCACAGATGGCATAAGTATGACATAGGTGGTATGATAATAGAAGCTATTGACAAGACAAAAAAAGTAGAATATAATACTTAAAAGTTGTATAAATAAAATTGCTGGTAGCAAGCTGTCAGCATAGTCCGCCTAATGTGAACAGGATTAGCGGGCTTGTTACTCAGCACCAACCGAGACGCCGCAAGGGTCTCATAATATAATCTCGCTTAATAGGAGAAGTAAGATGGTAACACGTAAGTTTAATGTAGCCGACATGGCTGAAATTCTAGATAATGTTCGTCCATTCACAGTGGGCTTTGATAAGATGTTCAACAACTTGGAATCTGTTTCTGAGTTATCAAACAATTATCCTCCCTATAACATTATCAAAGAAGACGATGAAAATTTCGTCATCGAAATCGCTGCGGCTGGATTCACGAAAGATGAATTCAACATTCATGTAGTACCTGAAGGCAACAAACTTGTTGTTCAAGGTGTACAAGATCGTGGCGAAGACGAGAAAGAATACTATCACAGAGGTATTGCTGCTAGAAACTTTACACGCACTTTTGCACTGTCAGAAGATGTTGAGGTCCTAGACGCAGACTTTGAGAATGGTATGTTATGCATTTCTCTGCAAAGGATTATTCCTGAAGAGAAGAAAGCAAAAGAAATCAAAGTGAAATAAAATAGGATATTATTATGGCCGATGTACAAATTATAAAACTCTCCTCAGGGGAAGACCTCATTGGAGCTGTCACCGAAGTAAATCTCGAAGGCGGCAAGATGATTCAAATTGAAAAGCCTTGCTACATTATGATGCGACCTAAGCCTGAGAACGAGCAAGAATTTGTGCTCGGCCTTACTCCTTACGCCCCATATGCAAAAGATCATTTAGTGCCTATCATGCCAATGCATGTTATGTCAGTCTTCACACCGAACACAGATTTGCTCAACGCATACAATCAGCGTTTCGGTAGCGGACTCGTTGTACCTGATGATAAAGTAGCAACACCTCCACCTAAACAAATTATCACGGGTTAGAATATGGACGCCGAAACACTAAAAGTTGTTGTTGAAGACTTGGACCGTATATTGTCATTGACAAGTGTGACTATTCTTCGTGGTAAGTATTTAGAAAAAATAGAAGAACTTGAAAAGGAAGCACAATGTACGAATACAGAGCAACAATAGTAAAAGTAGTAGACGGTGACACCGTTGACGTTGACATCGATCTAGGCTTCGGCGTCTGGTTGAAAGACGAACGAGTACGTATCATGGGTATTGACACACCCGAATCACGTACACGAGACAAGGTAGAAAAGAAGTTCGGCAAGGCAGCAGGTGCTCGCCTCAAGTCACTACTAGGTAAGACTGCCGTACTCAAGACTCGTGTGGCGAAAGACGGCGAAGACATGAAAGGTAAGTTCGGACGCATTCTAGGAGACTTTGAGGTCTACTATGCACCGGAAGATCGATACTGTCTAGCCGGAGAGATTCTAGTCAAGGAAGGCTACGCTGTACTGTACGAAGGACAAGCTAAGGAAGATGTGCAAGCAGAACACATGAAGAACCGACAGCGGCTTATAGCCGAGGGTGTCGTATCCGCCTAAATCTTCTCTACGTGCGTATAGAGTTTTTGAACGATTGGTGTATCTTGACATTATAATTTCTTTGTGATATTATTATATTTAATTTATTATTAGCAGGTGAAAACATTGAAGCCAGATGTAGAAGAATCAGCATCATACGATAATTATCTCGAAAAAGATGTGCGATTAAATGACGATTACACTATGTCACTTGATCGCTTTTTTGGTGATGAGATTCCTGTGCCTCTTCCTCCCAAAGTCAAGACTAGAGAAGAAGTTGCTGGAGTCCACAAAATACTGTATGTACATTTTCGCAATGTAGACGATATGGCAGAATTTTGTGAGTTGATAGGACAAATGATAGACTATAAAACTAAAGTTATAAGCTATCCAGCAGAGCCAGAAGTTAAACTTTTTGATGATGAAGATTTACCAGTAAAAATTGATAAATCACTTCTCATACCAAAAAGTGGCAAAAAAGATACTTCGAAATTAGATATAGAAGTAGAAGATGCTGTAGTTGATGTCAATTCAAAATGGAAAGATCATTGGATTGACATGCCATCATATGAACAAAACGAATCTCCTGCATTCAGAACTATTCATGTTCATTTCAGAGATGAAGAAAACTATCAGAAGTTTTCAAAACTAATTGGTCAAGAGCTAACAGCAAAAAGCAATTCAACTTGGCATCCAAAACTGAATGTAACTAAAAATATGCTTTTGAGATGGGTTGATGAGGCTGAACCAAAGCCTTTACGCCATCCAATGTATATTGTGTCTAAAGGCCGTGCAGACACGATGATCACCTCTCGTTCATTGTCACGCATGAAAATTCCTCACTATATTATTATTGAGCCACAAGACGAAAAAGATTATGATGCTGCACTCGACAATTTTGGCATTCGTGATTATGTAACACTTCTTGTTGCTCCGTTTTCTAATCATGGTGATGGTCCAGGTCGTGCTAGAAACTGGGCATGGGATCATTCAATTAGTATTGGTGCAACTTGGCATTGGGTTCTTGATGACAATCTAGCAGACTTCTATAGACTGCATCAAAACGAAAGAATTCGATTTGAAAGTTCTACTGGGTTCAGAGTCATGGAAGATTTTTGTGATAGATACGAAAATGTTTACATAGCAGGACCTCAATATCGATTCTTTATTGCTCCGAATCAGTCTTATCCTCCATTTGTTGCAAACACAAGAATTTATTCTTGCTTGTTGATTCGCAATGATTGCAAACACAGATGGCGTGGCAGATACAATGAAGACACAGATATTTGTCTTCGGGTAATGAAAGATGGTGATGTTTGCTTACAATTCAATGCTTTTATGCAAGGTAAAATGGCAACACAAACAGTCGCCGGTGGCAATACAGCCGAATTCTATCACGCAGAAAATACTGAAGCAATCAACGAAGAAGGCTACAATACAGACGGAACTATCAACAAGTCTCAGATGCTTGCTGATATGCATCCAGATGTTGCGAGAGTAGTTTGGAGGTATGGACGATGGCATCATCATGTGAACTATAATCCATTCAAGAAAAACAAGCTAAAAATGAAAGAGAATCTGCATCTTTCTAAAGAATCCAACGAGTACGGAATGATACTTGACAGAAATTTCAATGGTTAAACCACTTGACAAGTAACTCCCTGCATTGTATAATAGTTAAAATGATAGGGAGTTACTATGTTCTACACTTACGCTAAACATTACGGCAATTCAATACTTTATCGTGGCATTAGCGCCAACGGCAAAAGACAAATCAGTCGCAATAATTTTCAGCCCACTCTTTTTGTCAAATCAGACAAACCAAGTGAATATCGTTCGTTGTTTGGAGAATCTGTTTCTCCTATTAAATTCAACAACAACAAAGAAGCATCCGAGTTTATTAACACATATTCAGATGTGTCGAACTTTCCTATCTATGGTCAGGCAGACTGGTGTTATCAATATCTTACTGAGAAATTTCCTAGTGAAGTGCCTTGGGATCAGTCTCAAATGAAAATATTTTCAATAGATATCGAAACTACGACTGAAAATGGCTTTCCAGATGTTTTTGATCCTTTAGAAAAAATTACACTTATTACAGTACAAGATGCAAACACAAAAAGAATTATTACTTGGGGCTGTGGCGAATACACGCCAACAGAACACACTGCACATCTAAATGTTGAATATCATTTTTGTTCAGATGAAAAAGATTTAATCACACAGTTTGCTAATTGGTGGGCGCAAGATCCTCCTGATGTAGTCACTGGTTGGAATATAGAACTTTTTGACATACCTTATATTATCTCTAGATCTGATAAACTTTTCGGTGATGAGATGAAAAAAGCATTTAGTCCTTTCAATCTCGTAAACAAAAAACTCATAACAATTGCAAATCGTGAGTATATGAGATATGAATTATGGGGAGTTGCTCAGTTAGATTATCTTAATCTTTACAAGAAGTTTACCTATATCACTCGGGAATCTTATAAACTAGATTTTATTGCAGAAGTAGAGCTTGGACACAAGAAGCTAGAAAATCCTCACGACTCATTTAGAGATTTTTACGAAAAAGACTGGAACTTGTTTGTAGAATACAATATCATCGATACTGTCCTTGTTGATGAACTTGAAGACAAACTCAAACTCATTGAACTTTGTCTAACAATGGCATACGATGGTAAGATGAATTACGCTGATGTAGCCTCTCCTGTAAAGACTTGGGACTGTCTACTGTACAATCATCTCTGGGAACAAAAAGTTGTATTTGGTCAAAAGAATCCAAAACAAGGCAGACAGATTGCTGGTGCTTATGTTCAAGAGCCTGTTCCTGGTCAGTATGAGTGGGTCGAGTCTTTCGATGCTACTTCACTGTATCCTTCTATCATCATGCAATACAACATGTCTCCTGAGACGCTTGTGCCTGGTGAAGTGTACGATGTGACTGTAGACGGCATGCTTGAAAGAAAATATGATTTTGACGGAAAGTATGCAGTCGCAGCAAATGGTCAATGCTTTACACGAAGTAAACTAGGCTACATGCCCGAGATTGTACAAAAGTTCTTTGATGATCGTCAGCGATACAAGAAACTGATGAAAGAGGCTGAGCAGTTACTTGAGGACACAAAAGATCCTAAGTACAAGAATGAAATTGCGAAGTACAACAACTTTCAGATGGCAAGAAAGATTCAGCTCAACTCACTCTATGGTGCGATGGCTAACGAATACTTCAGATTCTACGATGACCGAATCGCAGAAGGCATCACACTGTCTGGACAGTATATCATTCGTGCGACTGCCTCTGCGTTAGACACCTTTGTTAATAAAGTTGTAGGCACTACTGGTGAAATGTATAGTTTTTATTCTGATACTGACTCATGTTATATCACACTAAAAGCAGTCGTTGATAAGTTTTTTGCAGAGAAAAACACAGAAAAAATTGTTGACATACTTGACAAGATTGGCACAGAACAAATTGAGCCATGTATTTCTGTAGCAATGGATAGTTTGGTTGAATACACTCATGCATATGAAAAGAAAATCTTCTTCAAGCGTGAGGCAATTGCAGACAAAGCTATCTGGATCGCTAAGAAACGCTATGCAATGACTGTGTATGACAATGAAGGTACACGATACAAAGAGCCCAAGTTGAAAGTTATGGGACTTGAAATTGTTCGTTCTTCTACTCCTGCCCCTGTGCGTGAGAGTCTCAGAGAGGCTGTAAGATTGACTTTGACCACAGATGAAAAAACTTTGCAGAAATTTATAGAGAAGACACGCCAAGAATTCAAAGAAATGACACCAGAAGAAATTGCTTTTCCTAGAGGCTGTAATAATTTACAGAAGTACACTAGCACGGCAGACATATACACCAAAGGTACTCCTATGCATGTTCGTGGCAGCCTTCTATATAATCATTACTTGAAACAACAAAAATTGACGCAGAAATATGAGAAGATTCAAGAAGGCGATAAAATCAAATTTTTGTATCTGAAAGAACCTAACACAATGCGTGAAAACTGCATTTCTTTTCCATCAACAATGCCACCCGAGCTTAATATGCACAGATATGTTGATTATGATTTAATGTTTCAAAAAGCCTTTCTTGATCCAATGATTACGATTGTAAAATCACTTGGATGGGACACAGAAGAAAAGAACACACTTGAGGATCTATTTTCATGAACGTAGCAATTATTGGTTATGGCTTTGTTGGAAAAGCTACTGAGTATCTATTACAAAAAACAAACTGTACTATACAGATTCACGATCCTGCTTTAGGACACGAGTGTGATTTTAGTAAAGTTGAATACGCCTTCTTGTGTGTACCCACACCTACTACTGGCGGCGAACTTAACATTAGTATTCTGAAAGAAGTGTACGAGCAATACAAGGATGTGTGTCAGCTTGTTATTCGTAGCACTATCGGTCCAGAACAAGTCAAAGAATTTCCTAAAGCACATGTTATGCCGGAGTTCCTGCGTGAGCGTTGTTGGAAAGATGACGTAGATGATCCGCAGCTTCCTCTCATTGTCGGCATGACAGAATACGATGCAGAGTTCGTAGAAATCTTTGACATGATAGAGAAAGCATTACACATCTATGAGCCTATAGAGGCGAGCATGTTCAAGCTGATGCGTAACACAGCCCTTGCGATGAGAGTGGCAGTAGCTAATGAGTTCTACGAGATTTGTCAGCGTACAGGAGTAGACTACGCCCTCATGAGCGAGAGACTGTCATACGATGCTTGGACAGGAGGCACTCACTGGAATGTTCCAGGTCCTGATGGCAAACTAGGTTTCGGAGGCAGTTGCTTCCCTAAAGACTTGACACACATGAAAACTTTGTGTTATAATGATTTAAATATTTTTGAGACAGCTTTGAAAATTAATGATGAACGGAGAAACAAATGAGCTTAATGGATAAACTTAAAAAGAATAGTACTATCAAGGATACTTCTATTCTTACTGATTCTAAATTTTTCACAACGAAAGATTTGATTCAAACTTCTGTGCCTGCATTGAATGTAGCACTCTCAGGCAAACTAGACGGTGGTCTGACTCCTGGTCTTACAGTCTTTGCAGGTCCTTCTAAGCACTTCAAGACAGCATTCTCGCTCTTGTTGGCTAAGTCTTATCTGGACAAGTATGAAGATGCAGTGGTTCTGTTCTATGACTCAGAGTTCGGTACGCCTCAAGCATACTTCGACACTTTCGGTATTGATACCAGTCGAGTCATTCACACGCCTATCACTGACATTGAGCAGCTAAAGCACGATGTCATGTCACAGATGAATGGCGTTGAGCGTGGTGATCGTGTCATTGTAGTTGTAGACTCAGTAGGTAATCTTGCATCTAAGAAAGAAGTTGACGATGCGCTAGATGGTAAGTCAGTTGCAGACATGACACGAGCGAAGCAGATGAAGTCTCTGTTCCGAATGGTCACGCCTCACTTGACAATCAAAGACATTCCGATGGTAGTTGTGAATCACACTTATCAAGAAATCGGTATGTTCCCGAAAGCAATCGTGTCAGGTGGTACAGGCATCTACTACTCAGCAGATAACATCTACATCATTGGTCGTCAGCAAGAAAAGACTGGCACAGACATTACAGGCTATAACTTCATCATCAATGTTGAGAAGTCTCGTTTCGTTCGTGAGAAGTCTAAGATTCCTGTTGAAGTGTCATTCGAAGGTGGTATCAGCAAGTGGTCTGGTCTTCTAGATATGGCAATGGAATCAGGACATGTGATTAAGCCTTCTAACGGTTGGTATCAGCGAGTTGATATGACTACAGGTGAAGCGATTGATCCTAAGTACAGAAAAGCAGATACTTACAAGAAAGACTTCTGGATTCCTATTCTGTCAGATCAAACATTCATCGACTGGATTACAAAACGCTATACAATCTCAAGTTCAGATGGCATTATGAAAGAAGAAATCACTGAGGACGATATTGCAGATGTTTACGAAGCGATCGAAGACTAAAGGTAATTGTGATCGTTGTCAGATAACGATTCACGAAAACGATGCAGCCGTATGCTTTCACACAGATACAGAAGAATTGTATCTGTGCGAGGCATGTGTAGAAATAATCCGTGAAGAATTTATTAAGGAAGACCTTTGCAACAATCAATAGAAGAAATCATCCTATCTAATCTTTGTTACAACGAAGAGTATCTGAGAAAGGTTATTCCTTTTCTCAAGACAGAATACTTTTCAAACAATTCAGATAGAATAGTATTTGAAAAGATATCATCACACACTGAGACTTATAATGCTGCTCCTTCTAAGCAAGCACTTCTCATTGCAGTTTCAGAGGACAAATCTGTCACTGAGAAAGAGTACGCTGAGATTCAGGCTATTGTAGAAACTTTGTCGTGTGAGGACGCTGACAGTCAATGGCTTCTTGATGAAACTGAGAAGTTCTGCAAAGACAAAGCACTCTACAACGCCGTGATGGAAAGTATTAGCATTCTTGATGGTAGAAACAAAGAACTCAGCAAAGATGCAATGCCGAGTATTCTCTCTGATGCTCTAGGCGTTGGTTTTGATAACAATGTAGGTCACGATTACATCGAAAATTCTGATGATCGATTTGATTTTTATCATCGACTTGAAGAGAAACTGCCGTTTGATCTTGATATGTTCAACAAGATTACAAATGGTGGACTGTCAAACAAAACTCTGAACGTAGCACTCGCAGGTACAGGTGTAGGTAAATCTTTGTTCATGTGTCACATGGCAGCAAACAATATCGCTTCAGGTAAGAATGCGTTATATATAACACTAGAGATGTCCGAAGAACGAATTGCAGAAAGAATCGATGCGAATCTAATGAACTTGCCTATTGGTCAGTTGAAAGATTTGTCTAAAACCATGTTTGACGACAGGATCAAAAAACTAAATGAAAAAATTCAAGGCAGACTCATTGTTAAAGAGTATCCGACAGCATCGGCTCATGCAGGACATTTCAAATCTCTTCTCAACGAACTTAAACTTAAGAGAAATTTTAGGCCTGACATTATATTCATTGATTATCTCAATATTTGTTCTAGTAGCCGTTTTCGTGCTGGGTCTAATGCAAATAGCTACACTATTATTAAGTCCATTGCAGAAGAACTTCGAGGACTAGCAGTAGAGTTTGACGTTCCCATTGTCACAGCGACACAGACTACTCGTGGTGGTTACAATAACAGCGATGTTGAATTGACAGATACTTCGGAATCTTTCGGTCTTCCTGCTACTGCTGACTTGATGCTTGCTCTTATCAGTACAGAAGAGCTAGAACAACTAGGACAAATCATGGTGAAACAGTTGAAGAATCGCTATGCTGATCCTACTTCAAACAAACGATTTATGATTGGTGTAGACAGAGCACGAATGAAACTGTTTGACTTAGAAGATTCGCAAGCAGGACTTACTGATTCTGGGTCTTCAAAGTATGATGAAACTCCTGTATTTGATAGAAAAAACATCAGTACTAACTTTGACGGCATAAAATTCTAACTGTATAAATAGTGAGAAAGGAGGACTCACTATGTCAGAAGAAGAAAACCAAAAAGACAAGAAATTTCATCCAGCCGATAGCAATGGCGATGGTATCGTAGACGATAAAGAGCATGCAATGTACATGGAGTTCAAGCGTAAAGAACTTGAAGACCAAGATGCGATGCGTGATGCACAGAGAAAGATGGCATGGTTCGCTCTTGGCGGCATGTTGCTTTATCCTGCTGCTGTAGTTGTTGCTTCACTGGGCGGACTTGATCAAGCTCAAGCTACACTAGGTGATATGGCACCTACATACTTTGTTGCTGTTGCTGGTATCGTTGCAGCATTCTTTGGAGCGCAAGCGTTTACTAAAAAATAATTTGAGTTTATATTATGTGGAACAATCTGTATACAAGAGAAGTACAACACGACAGATATCCAATGTTTGAAGATTTGTTCGGTGTTGCTAAAGATGCTAAAGTCTTAGACTATGGCGGGAACACTGGCAATCTTCTACATTTTTCAGATGGCAAAATCTTGCCACAAAACTACACCTGTATTGATGTAGACAAAGAAGCACTCTCAGTAGGAAAGAAGGATTTTCCAGAAGCTGAGTTCTTAAAACACAATAGATATAACTGGGCATATAATCACGATGGAGATTATCATGCCGACTATCCTCAACTAAGAAAAGAATCCGTTGACTATGTTTTTTCGTATAGTGTATTCAGCCATTCAGATTTCTTAGACCTCTTACTTACTCTTCAATGGATGCGTACCTTGAATACAAAAGGTATAGCACTAAGCATCATTTCAACTGAGGACAAAGTTCTCACCAATTGGTTCTGGCAAAGGCGAGTACAGGAATACGGATCATGTGTCGATTTCCGTCCTAGTATCCGAGACTGTAGAACCACCTTCACCTTGTTCGACAATGATTTTATAGTGGAAGATACAATGGCACAGGCAGAGTACAATTGCCGTCATATGATCACCATATATAATCCCCAATGGCTCAAGGAGAGACTTGCTATTGAAGGATTTGATGTGGAAATAGTCAGACCCAAAGGTAGCTATGCTTCTTTTATCGTGCTCAGAACCGACTCCTAGAGCGTCTAGTGTCATCGCTAAGACATTGATTTTGTTCAAGTTTTAATACTTGACATATCTCAGGCAACCAGCTATAATAGATATATAAAATAGAGTTCTAAGTCATTGATTTACATGAGGCAAAAAAGTTAAAATAATGCTTGACATTTGCCTAATTAGTTGCTATAATAGTTATATAAAATGAGAAATCAAGCTGTGAGGGCTAATATTATGACCAATTTTAACCGAGACGATCTTGTTCAGTACATTTCAGATTCATTCAAGGACTTGTATGGCATCCGCCCAAGATTCGAGTTCGACAAGTGGAGCATCGAGGAGCTAGAGGAGGAGTGTGATAGCCTCAGCGCATCGATAGAGTACGAGATCCATCGGGATCGCCTCGAAATGGAGGCGGCTCTAGGCGCCATGCTGGAGTATGCTCCAGACTTTGAAACTGCCCAACGATGGGCAAAGGAGTATGTTTAATGAGAAAATCTAACTATCCTTGTCAGGTTGAAATGGTAAAGTATCATCTTGAGGGTATGAAAGAAGGTATGCATACCGTTGAGCAAATGGGTTTCATGACATGGAACG